GGAGCCCCCCGCCCTACCGCCGCTTCTCCGTCGTCGTCGACACCAGCCGGAACGGCGGCCAAAGCAGACAGGCCGAAACGACGGGCGTAGGTGATCGCGCTGCCGACGCCCTGGGCGTCGTGCTTGCCGGGTGCGATGTGCAGGGTCGACTCGATGTACTCGCCGGTGTCGGCGTGCAGCAGACGGGTGGTGACGAACACGAACCCGTCCGCGTAGCCGGTGCCCTGGGTGATGGCGATGCCGTGCTTCGAGAGCGCCGGACGGCATGCCTCGTCAACGGCTTGCAGGTCGGCGTACTTGCTCCTGAAGTGCGGATTGGTGGCGTCCTTGACGGCCACGCCGATTTCGCGCTGCGCAGCTGCGAGCGCCTTGGCAATGGCCCCGATGCTGGTGCTGGTGTTCACGCCCCCACCTCCCCGTACATCCAGCCAGTTTGCGGGTCGATGTCGGACAGCGGCAGGCCATCGTCGGCCAGTTCGGACGTTTCAGGACGTTCCATGTCAGTGACTCCAAACCACACGACGGAGAGGTTGCAGACGGCCCGTAAAACCGCCTGCAGGAGTCAAAACCAACGTCCCTTTTCTACGTCCGCTTTCTGCGATAACTAACGTAACCCCTTGTTATCGCAAAACTTAACACATATTCTCGGACGTCGTATTAGCCCAAAAACGCGGCTTTTGGACGGTGGCAGTGACCCTAGTTACCAACGGTGTGGACGCTGGTTATCTCTTGATATCGACAGTTTGTGGATCTGTCTACAGGTCCGACACCGGATTATCCGAATTTCTGCGCTTTCCGCAGCACGACTGACCGGCGGTCGTGACGGCCTCAACTGCGACCCACTTGCCGGTTGGGCACGATTCCTGGGCGACGCGCACCTTCGCGCCCGTGAAGCAGCCGCACGTTCGACAGCGTCCGGCATCATGCTGATCGCAGGCCATGCAGATGGCCCACCGCGCTTGATAGTCCTCGGGGCTGGCTGCGCCGAACCCAGCCGCTGCCTTAGCTACACCGACGGCGCCCTTGACAACGTCTGCAATCGAATGCGACTGCCCCTTGCTCCATCTTGTGATCATGCTGGTGTCACCCTGTCAACGAAAATGCTAATTGGGAAACCCCATTCCTCTCCGACTTCGGCGGGCACCTCAATGCCTTGCGCGCCGAAATCACAACGGCACGTGGTTGGTTCTTGCACGTTTGAATATGTCTCCTGCTTCCACGCAGCTAATGAACCGAACCCTTGGGCGTTCAGTGGGTTTAGTGTCAACTCGCATTCCGGCTGTGGGATGTAATTGTTCATGCGAGTCCATTCCCCGTTGTACAGGTAGGTGGGAAGGATGCCGGGAAGGTAGGTCAGTCGCACCTTGTGCAGTCGGAAAATTCGTGTTGCCAAACCGCCAGCAGAGTTGTCGTAGAGCTTTGAGTCCTCGCATCCGCGGTATGTGGCGTACAGAATGTTCTGCACCGTGTTTGTTGGGCCAGTGACGCCCAGTTGCGCCATGTTTACAAACTTGCGCGCCCTATACGTTTGAAGGATCGATACGCGAATCGTCACCTCCGACATGCAACAGCAACCTACGTCGGTGTCGCAGTTTGAATAAATGCGCTGAGTGCCATTTAGTGAGAAGGTTGTACATTGTCCACCATCTCTGCATGCCTCAGTTGTTGCAACACGGTGCCTGTAGCTGTCAACTGTTACGCGAGGGTTGTCCGACGCATAGGTGAAGTCTGACAGCGTTGCCCCATTCCAATTCATGGTCATTATGGCCGTGGTGGAATCCGGCGGGGTGACACTTAGACCAGGCGTGATTTGCGTTGCATACACGAACCACGGCCAACAGCTCTGTTCGCTTCCCTTGACCCAAAAGGTTGGGGTAATGCATTCGTTCTCTTGAACGTCCCACGCTGTCGGCCAGCAATTACAACCGTTTGCGCATCCACCGAGCGGGATGCAGTCGTTGTTAACGCAAACCTTCGAAACGTATTGGTCGTAACACGTTTGCGGAACGGGAAACAGATAGCACCCAACATGAACCCCCGACGACTCAGTCAGTTCGACTCCGCATGGATAACTGGTCGTCTCAATGCCGATTTCTTCTATGACCGATAGCGGTCCTGCTGATAGCGGTGGTTCTTGGTTTGCATTCAGACCCTCCGTGCAAAACGTAAACAACGTCTGGCAGGGAAAACAATTGGTGCGCAGTTGACCGCTGGTGCAGTACAAACCGCCAAAGTCGTTTAGCCCCGATGCCCCAGTTCCAGGCAACGCCTTAAGACGCACTTCCGCGTTAGTGACATCCTGCTGAATCCTGACGCGACCGTCATAGCCGGGGAACTCAATTCGATACTGAAACGGCACTGATGGCTGTGCAGGAGCGAATGTTCCGTAAACACACTCGCAATTATCCTGCCCGCCACCACCGTCGCTGTTGCAGCAGCAAACGCGGGTCATACCTTCCGCTTCTTGCAAAGCCACACGCCGACGCCGACGCCGAGCATGCCCAGCATGAGGCCAAACCAAACGCTACCGAGGAATGATGCCATTACCGTTTCTTCTTTCTTGGTCGGCTAGGAGTGCGAATCGGCGCGGCCCGCCGAAATGCCGCGTCGAAGGTTGGATCGGCCCGGCGCAGCTCGGCGACAGCCGCCAATGCTTGGTCCGGGGTCAGGTCGATGAGGCTTGCCGTCAGCTCGGCCGCCTTGCGCTCAGTTGGGGTGACAATGCCCAGCCAGCCCTTGATGAACCTGCCGACGCCCGTGTGCCAAACCAGGAACACGACGCCGAGCACAGCCAGGGCGACGCAAACCCAGACGAGGGGGGCCACCCACCAGGGCACCTGGTCCTCCACGCCTGTCAACGCCATGTAGATCAGGTCCACGGCGTCGAGGATACGCGCCTGCTCGCCCTGGCCAGCGACGGCCTCGGTCTTGATGACCGGCAGACTTGGCGCGGGAGCGTCAGCCTCGACGGCGATGCGCTCGAAGCGCTGCCCGCTCGAGTGCGCCAGCCGCCGCACCTCGGTCGTGTTGTGGGCAATGCGCTCAGACGGGCCTGCGCAGCTGCCCAAAAGCGCTAGGACGAGGAACCAGCGGCTTCCCACGTTGCCACCTCCTCGGCAGTTGTCAGAGTTTGCAGCCAGTTTTCCGCCAGGGCGTTGTTGATCCACCGCCGATGACCATCCGCCTCCTCGCCGCTCGAGGCAGCGACAGCATCGACGGTATCCCGCATGGCCTGCAATTGCGCAGCTTGATACTCCGGCGTTGCTCGCAGTTCCTCGATTCGTTGACTACCAGGCAAGGGCGATCCTTTTCCAAGTGTTGGTGGCGGTGCAGACATACAGATACGACGTGTCCCAGCAGATGTCGCCAGCAGTTCCCATGTCGGTAGAGCTCGCCGGGGTCTTGGCGTTGACGATCCGCACGCGGTCGCCTTGCATGATCGCCACGCTCGTAGCGGTCCCGTTCAGCTTGGTTTGGGTGACGCTCGTATTACCGATGACGGTGGTATTCGATCCGTCGCCGGTAATGTTGTAGCCCACGACCGTGCTGTTGGTGTTGCTGTTGGCCGACAGGTCGGACAGGCTGCCGACGATGGTGTTTTGTGTACCGGTCGTGCAGACGTCGCCAGCCGTCCTGCCGATGAATGTATTGTTGCTGCCTGTCGAAACGAGCAGTCCCGCGTTCTGGCCGATGTAGGTATTCCCCGTCCCGCTGCCGTTGACGTTGCCCGCTTGGTATCCGACGGCCGTATTGTTCGCGCCGCTGTTGCCGCCCGTGGCGTAGCCCAGTGCCGCGTAGCCAATCGCCACGCAGAAGTTCCCATCGTTGCTATAGAGCGCATCAAGGCCAATCGCCGTCGCGCTGCTGCCCGTGTTCGAGAAGCACGCGCTTCCGCCGATTGCCATCACGGCATTAGCCGTGTTACTGCGGGCAGCATCGACCCCGAGCGCGACGATGCCCTGCCCGGTGTTCGATAGGCCAGCACTGTGGCCGAGGGCCGTGCAGTTAAGGCGCGTATTGTTCTTCAGGGCATCGACACCAACCCCTGTGCAGCTTGTGTTGGTGTTGCCAGAGAGCGCCCCCGCGCCGACAGCCGTGTTGGTCGTACTGATCCCAGCGCCCGTACCGCCGATTCCAACGAGCAGGCCGTTGATGTAGGAATCCTTGGCAATGCCAGCGCCGCCAGCCACGATCAGAGCTCCGGTGGTGCTCGACGTGCTGGCGGTCGTGTCGGTGCCCGTGACGGTCGTGAACCGGCCGCTAGCTGCCGTGGTCGCCCCCACCGTCGCGCCGTTGATCGTGCCGCCGGTGATGGCAGCAGCTGCGTCGTTCGACCACGAAAAAACCGTCGAACCAGCGGTGTTCTCGGCAAACAGTTTGCCATCGGTGGTGTTGATGGCTGGTTCACCGGACACTAACTGAGCAGTTGTGGGCACCGCTCCGGTCGCTGTCGATCGCTTGAGCAAAATCAGGTCAGGCATCAGTAGATTCCCCCGTCGATGGTGTTGATCAACGCAGCAATGCACTCACCATCCCATGCGTTCATGCGCTCAAACAGCGCTACCGACTGGCCGTCAGCCCGATACATCACGAACGCATGCACGAAAGCGTCGTCCGGCACCTTAAGCAGCGAGAACCCGTTTGCGTTTGCGCGTGTGGCATTGACGCCGCCACCCGCTACCGCCGCAGTGTTGCCGTATTCAGCAAGGTTGTAGGCCGTCACCTCAGTTAGTTCGGTCAGACCTGAATTGACAATTGTTGTCGGAGTCGACGCGGGCTGCACCTTCCGGAGCACGTATTCCCATCGGTTCGCCGCAATTGATGACGAACCAACTACACGCATGGCATGCCACTGCCGCGTGACACCAGGCGCGGTCAACAGGCTTTGCAGCTGGCCAAGGTTGTCGCTGATGAATTGCGACGAACGAACGATGACGTTCAACTGCTCGGCGCTGAATCCCGCCGCGCCATAAACCACAGGCTGTAGAAATCCGCTGCTCATGAGTACGCCGGGAGTGGTGTCGTCAACAGATTGATGATTTCACTCGGCAGAACCAATCCGGTGCCGAGGAAGTCGACCTTGTCTTGATAGGGCTGGAACCACACGGCTTTAGTAGAAACTTTCACCGTTTGGCTGGCGATAGTTTGCGTTGAATCGTTCCAAATCGATCCGTCGACCGGGTTGCGCAGGGGCATCTGTTCGAGGTGGTACCAAGGGTCGCTGATGAAGGTGTAACACTCCATCGACGTTTGGTCTGTCACGAAACGCCGTTCGTATGCTGCGAACAGAACCTGACCTATCCCCAAACCGAGAAACACCGCCGAATTCCTTCTGTTGACGTACTGCGCAGGATTTGCAGGCCAATTGGTGTAGCCCACGATCTCTGGGTCGTGGACCAGGAATTCAATCCTGATCACCTCCTGATTGACCGCAAACTGTATCGGATTGCCCATCACGTTGGTGATAGTTCCATTGCCAATCAGGGAAACTGCTGGCCATGACACGTCGCCGTCCGGTGGAAAAGACGCTGCGCCCGGGCGAATGTATTGCGCTACCACGCGATTCTGCGTTTGCGAACTAACTTTGATTCCGCGATATGGACTCAGTCCGACGATTGGCGCGCTAGCGGTCTGTGTCACCACATATGAGTTAGCGCGGGTCGGTTCAACGTCGATTTGCAGATCAGTGACAATCAGCTGCGCCTTGGTCTGACTGTTCGCCTTAAGTTCTATACGGGTACCAATGCCTTTGATGACATTGAACGGCGCCTGTGCGTCCTTGATCGATTGCAAAAGGTTGTAAACGTCTTCGCTAGTACCGTTGTACGACGGATTGTCGTTGTGAACTAAAAACGTAGTGCGCAACCGAGTTTCCTGCGGCTCCACGCCAGCCGACAGGCTTTGGCTCGCGTGTTTCTTTGTGACAATCCAAGCCATTAGCGACTCCCCTTTGAATTGCGTTCGATTTCGGCGAGGATGTAAGTTTGTCGCTCGAGCTGCATGCGCAGTCCTTCGAACTGCTCGGTTTGACCGCTTGCCAAAGCGCCACCAGCCTGCATGCGAGTTAGGCCTAGTTCCGCTCTCGCTCGGTTCGTCGGATCTTCAAAACGTCCGACTTGTTCCCCTGTCATGAGGCTGGATAGTGGGCCGAGATTGCCGCTGAGCGTCTCGGAACCGACAGCGCCCAAATAGGAGGCTCCACCCTCCAACCCCTTGACGATGTTGGAAATGTACTGCCCTGGCCCCTCAAAGAAGTTTTCCAACGATCGACCAAGCGTCGATCCCTTCTGCTGAGCCATCAAACCGCTCATGACTTCCTTTTCCGCTTCCATCCTAATCCTGCGGGCCTCTGGCTCATCGAGCCCAGCGCCGACCATTCGTTGGCCGACTTGCATCTTCATCATGTCTGCCTGAATCTGCGCCGTCATCATTTTGCCGCTGAACGGGCCCATCAAATCGGCTCGAATTTTGCGCGCCTCAGCATGTGCTTCCATGACGCTGCTGGCGAAATTGACGATAGGAAGCGCCATGGCAGCACTAATCGCGCTGCCGATTTGATTGCTCGACTTGCGCAGGCGCTCAAGCTCGCTAGTCGCGGTCTGGACGCCCTTGCGCAGCCCGCCGATATCGAAGTCGATTCCTACTCCGAGTCCGACTTTTGCCATACCGCAATCCTTTCAAGAGTCGCCATCCAGTCAGCCTGGCGCGGCTTGCGCCAGGGCTCTACTACCGATTCGGGCTGCCGTGTCAGCCCGTACGCGAGGACCGTCAGCAGGCGTTCTATTCGGTCTGCTGCGGTCCATTCCAAGGGTTTGCCATGACACCTCTGACGAGAGCAGAAGCCAAATGAACATCCAATCCAACGTGACCAGGCACGCCGTCGACTCGAGTGCACGACTCGAGCACGAAAGCCTGCTTGTCAGCCTCGTCGAGCTGCTCGACCTTGCGCCACTCGCCGACGGTGAGCGGCCGGACCTCGAGACGGCCAGGGAAAGACGCTACCGCCGGATCAGTGAACTGCCGCCACATGTCAGGCCCGAGCCACTGTGATGTCACCCGTGTACTGCCACGAAACCGTGGCGGTTTGGATGGCATCGTTCGACCACGATGGGTTGTAGCCCGTGATGATCGCTTGACCGCTGAAGTCAACTCCTCCAGATCCGCCGCCGGCGGCCGCGATGGAAATTGAAATCGACGTCGTGACCGGCGCAGCACCTGCAAATTTTTGCGCCAAGGTCAAGGCAGCAGCGTTGTCCATGTGGATTGTGGCAGAACCAGTCACAACCGGTCTACCTTGGATTGCCACCGATACAGCGCTGTTCAGTGGGGTCGCGTCAACAGCGGTGCTGGATGCCGTGATGCTGATGTCGGTTGCGTCGACGGCCCCTCCGCCGCCGATCGAAATCGATGTCCCGTTGCTGATTACTGCCATGACTTAGCCTCCTGTTGCCCAAATGCGGTACGTCTGACGGACCACACGCGGGCCGTCATCCGTCCCCTCTTGATCGTCCATGCGCTCGACGTCCTCGCCGTCAGTGCTCGACCAGCGAATCTGCGTGCCATCGACCACGCCATAGCTGGTGTTGTCGTTGAGAACGTCCGACACGACTACTGCCAGCGCTCGAGCGCCTGACATCGTCGCCGCGATGCAGTCGATGGACACCGAAAACTCAGCCAGGGACGTCGTCCCGGTCAGCGTGCGCACCGGTGCACGGTTGTCGACGCTGTAGACGATGGCAGGCAGCGCCGTGCCCTCGCGCCGCCACTCCGGGCTGATGCGAGTGCTGACGAGCGCCACAACGGCGGCATCGTCGGACAGTCGCCTGCGCACCGCGGTTTCGATGCTCACGACTTCCTCGCTTTCAGCCGTGCCTTGCGCACCAGGTCGTCGAACTGCTGTTCGATGACGATGGCGAGGTCTTCCAGTGCCACGCGAGGCGGGAACTGGTCTTGGGTCGCTTTCCTGATGCCCCAGCCGGGCTTCGAGTCAACGATTGGTGCGATGTAGCTCCTCGGTTTGCGCTTGTAGCGCATACCAGCTCGCGCCGTCGTTTTATCGCCTCGAGTGTCGGCGTTTGATTGAATGACCGATGATGCCGCTTTCCGCAGGCTCATTTGCGCGCCGTAGCTGCGGTGCGTGGCACCATGGCTGCGCCAGTTGTTTTGGTACATCTTCCGCAGTCGTGTCAGACTGCGCCGGAGAAGCTGCTTGGCAAGGTTGCGACTGACTCGGTCAGGCAGAACCAAGAACACACGTTCAGCCCGCAGGAGTTGCTCGTCAGCCCTCGAACTGCCCTTGCCGCGCATCTGCTCAAAAGCGAATGCTGCGTTCCGTTGGCGACGAGCAAACGCCAGCGAGTTCGCATAATGCTCAGGGCTGTTGAACGTGGGGCCGCGTCGGAAGCTCATGCCGTCACCTCGAGCGCCTCGATGTGCAGTTCCATGCGCCGCAAATCGGGATCGACCACGCCCGTCAGTTCCAGCGTCCGGTCAGTCTTGCCAGTCTCGCGCAGCAAAATCCTGCTCTTGATGGTCACGGAGTCCAGCCACGGGATGACGATGCGGTAGGCGCTTTGGCCCCTGGTCACGTCGACCGATTCGATGCTGCGGCCGTCCGCGTTCTCGATGTAGCCGAGCACCGTGGCCAGCGTCGACCAAGTCTTGGTCCCCTGACCGTAGGAGTCTACGGTCGTGGTGTAGTTCTGCACCGCCATCTCGTGGCGGAACATGCCACGCGGCGTCATGACACTGCACGCTCCTTGAGCATGGCCGTCAGCATCTGCTGGGCCTTGCCCTCGATGGCTCCCGTGCTGTCGCCCCGGTCGGCGTACAGGCGGGCGCACAGCTGGAGGACGAGCATGTTGATGTAGTGGTCGCCGACCAGCGTGGTCCAGTTGATGACCACCGGCCGGTTGTATTCCTCGTCGACCAGGACGGCCAAGCGCTCGCCGTCCCAGTGTTTTTCAGGCGTGACGGTCTGCACGACGGCGTTGTCGTCGGTGTAGACCATCTGCAACGTTCCAGCCGTGTTCACCGGCTGAATGGGCAGCACCACCCACACGTCGCCCTCCTCGGACACGGTGTATGTGCGCTCGAGCGCCTGCACCGACAGGCCCGTGGTGCGCTCGACGGTCTCGCGTGCCGCCGGGAGCAGAATCGTGCCAATGTAGGAGTCGTCCTGCTCGTGAAACACGCGCAGATGCGTCTTGACGTCGCTCGTCGTGAGTGCTGGCATGGGAAAGGCGGGTAGGAGGTTTCCCCCCTACCCGCCCGGGGTCACTGGCTGATGTCAGGCCGCGTTGGTAATGACGCCACCGGCGCGCTTGTCCACGATCTGGGCATCGGAGCGCATCGAGCTGCGGTAATTGGTCACGCCCTTGATCGAGTTGGTGTACGGGTCGACCATGAAAGTGACTTCCTTGCGGTCCACGATGCGGTACCCGCGGGCAAGGTCGCCGAACCAGACCAGGGCACGGGTGCTGGCCGGGTTGTAGGTGCTGCCAAACTCGCTGATGTAGACCGGGCGACCCATCAGGGTTCCTGCCGCGCCCTGCTGGATCATCATGCCCTGCATGCCGTCGTAGACGTACTTCGCGCCGTCCTTGATCTTCAGCAGAGTCGACCAGATAGCCTGGTTCATGATCCAAGCGCCGTTGGTGCTGTAGGCCGTTGGCATGCTCGTGTACAGCTCGATGATGTCATCGAAATCGACGTTTGCGTTGATCGCGCCCGTCTTGACGTTGTACTGCCAGTCAGCAGCGTTGTAGAAAATCCCGCGTTCCTCGGTAGTACCAGCGCCAACAGCGTGCTTTTCAGCACGGTACTTGCTGTGGGCTCGGCCGTGGTCGGCGATGATTTCAGCAGCCACGTCGATGCTTGCATCGAACAGCAGTTCTTCGGTCACCGGAGTCGTTGCCGTTGCCTTGAACGCGCCGAAGGTCTTCAGAATCGTGGTGAAGTTGCTTTCGGTGTAGTCGACGTTTTCCGCCGTCGCAGTCACGACAGTGCGCGAATCGATGATCGGCAGTCGCAGGTTGGCAGGAACGGTCTGCACCGTGGCGAGCTGGCGGATCGGATCGCCCCAGTCGAGCCACTTCACGAATTCGCCAGTCATGACCGACTGCGGCACGGTGTTGCCAGCAGTTGCAGCCGTACCAGCGGTCAGGGTGGTACGCAATTCCATGTTGCCGCTGCCCTCGCGGCCACGGGTGGCAAAGAAACGGGCCATGTCCGCGTCGACGCCGCCGCCGCGGTTCTCGGGACGGGCCACGACCTGGTTGGCCTTGGACTTGATGGCGTCGAGGCGGCCGCGCACGGCCATGCCCTCGAGCTGCGCATCAATGCCACGGATTTCTTCTTCCGCCAGGTCGAACGCACGGACGGCGTCCGGCGTGGCGACGGTGGCGTGTTCCTCGCACGCAGCGACGAGCTGCGCACGCTTTTCGAGCAGTGCTTCACGGTTCATTTCTTCAGTTCTCCTAGCCGCAGCCGCAAGAACCGACCAACGAGGCCGGTGTGGTGTGAGAACGCCCGTACCGCGGCCGCGGTCGCCTCATAGGCGGGCGTGTGAACAAGACTGACCTCGTACAGGCGGGCCGACAGGACGCTGCGACGGTTGCCCGTCCACTTGTCCTTGTCCGCCACAAACCCAAACGACATGTGCTGGTAGATGCCGTCGCGCAGGAGGACGCGCATGTCCTGCCCGTCGCGTGTGTCGGGCAGCTGCGCACGGAACGACACGCCGCGCTCGCCCTCCTCGAGCACGAGCGTGCCGCTGCGCGTGTCGGCGAGCACACGCCCACCGTCATGCTCAACCAACATCGCGACGTTTCGCTTGCCGATGTCCTCGGCGAACGCACCGCGCTCAATCGTCTCGATGAACGGCAGCGGCTGGCTGTCGGTCCCGTAGGGAATGGCGAGGCCGCTAACGGTGTTGCCGTCGACTTCGGCGCGGCATTCGATGCTGCGTCGGTCAATCTGCATCAGGTGACTCGCTTTCCTCGTCCTCGCGGTCGCCGTTGACCTCGGCCTGGCCGGCGGCCGTATCCAGGCGCTGCATCAGCTCGTCAGCCATGGGGTCCTTGACAGGCTGCATGCCAATGAACCACCGTGCGTCGTTGGGCGTGAGAACTCCGGCCATGACGAGCTTGGAAAGCTCCTTGGCCGTGTCCTTCATCGTGCCGCGCAGCAGTTCCTGCAGGTCGTGCTCGACCCGGTAGCCGGGCAGCAGCTTGGCCATGAGTTCCGACTCAATCCGCCGCGCCCAGGGGCGCAGCGTCTGATCGACGAGCGCCCGCTGCGCCTCCAGCGTCACCTGTGTGCCACTTTCTGTCGCAGCGAGGAACGAGAGCGGGATGTTCAGTGCGCGGGCGATCTCGCCCATGGCCGCCGTTCGTGCGGTCGTGAGTGCCGACAGGTCATCGGAGCCGCTGACGCCCTCGATGCTGCCGCCGCCGTCGATGATGAGCGGTTCGCCTGACCCGTTCGCCCTCGAGTGCTTGGCCTTCCACGCCAACAGGATCGACTGCTTGGCCTGCTCGCTGATCGGCGTGGGGAACCTGAACGCCAACCGGCGCGTCGTGCCGGTTGCAGCCATCGTCGCTGCCCACTGGTCAAGGTTGGCGATTAGTTCGAGCTGAGTGCGGCACTTGTCCAGCGGGCTTTCGCCGATGAATGCCCAGCGGCTGTAGCCGCTCTTGATGTGGATCAGGTCGGCCGAGTTCACGGCCTGACCGTCCAGCAGGTACTGGTAGGGATCGCTCGACCAGTTGATGGTCACGCGGCCGCGGTCAAGCGGGATGATCTCGGCGACTTCGCCGCTGTAGGTCCGGGCGAGGTAGGCGTAGGCGTTGCCCTGGCTGATCGATTCAGTGACCAGCCACCGGCGCAAGTCCCAACCGTTGACCATTTCGGTCGCCCGGCCAGTCAGCAGGCTCAGGGCAGCCGGTTGGACCTCTTGGTCCTGCGAGTCGTAGACGCAGATGGTGACGCTGGCGAGCATGCTCGCCACGCCCTCGACCGCTCTCTGCACGCCGGGCAGCGCCTCGACGTCGCCGACACTCGAGGAGTCGACGAGCATGGAGGCGTCAAAGCCACCAATGAAGTAGCGCCGCAGGCGTGAAAGCAGGCTCACGCCTCCCCCAGTTTGGCTACGCGCTTTTTCTGTCAATAGGCAAACGTGACATTTCTTGTCACATTCCCCAAATAGTCGCCGCGTCCGCTAGGTGGCGGTCAGATCGTCATGATGCCGCTGCTAGCCACCCACTGGTTGGACCGACCGCGCAGCTCGTACAGGCGGGCTGCGTTACACGCTGCAACAAGAGCGTCGATGTTCTGCCCGTCCCGCTTGTAGAGCTTGGTCAGGCCACCGTCGTAGGTCTTGGTTTCGGCATGGCGTAGCTGGTGCAGCAGCACTGGGTCATCGTGGAAGCGGAGCGCCCGCTGCCGCAGGAGCGCCACGAACGTCGACCATGCTGGCGCCTGCTCTTTGAGCGCCTGGCTGCGGGCCTCGACGGGCAAGTTGAGCCGCTCCACCAGCACCGAGCGCACCCAATTCTGCGTCCAGCCGACTTCGTCGACGCCGACCACCTCGAGCTGCAACGTCTTGGCCAGCGTCTCGAGGAGCGCCTCGACGGCGTGGAAGTCAACTAACTGGCCGTCGTTCCAGTGAACCTCCCCCCGCTGCACCATGTCGTGCAGCCATGGCCTGTTCTGCTTCATCGACTCGAGGTCGCCGCATGTGAACGACCAGGTGCGCAGCAGCCCCCACTCGCCGCCGTCCACGACAACCCCCACGCTCGTCAGGTCCGCTCGAGCGCCCACCACGCTGCCCAGGCTGAAGTCGATGAACACCCACGCCCGCCGCCCGCGCACGCTCTCGAGTTCCCAGTCAAACCGGGCCCGCTCGAGCACAACCGGGTCGATGCCGACCGCCGCAAGGCTCCCGCCCGGCAGGTTCAGCCGCTGGGTGCGGAACTCCTCGACGCCCGACGCCCTCGAGCCGAGGAACGCCAGTTCCGACCGGATGGACGCCTCGGTGATGTGCCCGCCCTCGATCCACAGCTGCGGGTTGGCCTTGCGCCACTGGCGCGGGTCATGGATGTCAGCACCGGCGTCGGAAGCCCAGTGGTGGACGCACCAGTCTTCCCGCAGACGGCCGCCGAGCAGCTGCTGCTCCGCTTCCTGCCGCCAGCCCGCCCATGGCAGGCTCAGGTCATCGTCGGCGGTAGTGGTCATCAGCAGGCGCCCTTCGGCCGTCTTGGTCGCCGCCGTCATCAACCGGCTTAGGTACTCGCCCTCGAGCCGGGCCGCCTCGTCGGCCAGGACGAGCGCCGGGGTGATGCCGTCCGCTCGCCGCGGGTCGCGGGCCACCGGCAGGAAGCGCCCTTTGCCATGCCGCAGCACCGGCTGAGTGTTGGACAGGCGGGCACGCCAGGGCGATGCCTTGCCGTCCGCCGGATGGTGGATCGTTGCCAACGACTCGACCGACAGACGGGCCTGCGCAAGGGCCGTAGCGGCGCTTACGACGAGTTTGTCGGCGTCGGGGTCTCTCAGCACCCATCCGGCCAGCAGGGCGGCCAGGAGCGTCTTCCCGTGGCTGCGCGGCACCGAGAAGCTGATCACGCGGGCTGGCTCCCTGCGGGCGATGACGTCGGCGAGCACCGGCACCCAGTACGGGTACAGCACCACCCCCGCTGGCAGCGTGGCGGCGAACGACTCGACCACCGCACCGTCGTAGCCGTCAGCCTCGGCGCGTCGAGCAAACGCCGTCAACGACGCCGACGTGACGGCGGAAACCTCGCCGCTCGCAGCAGTTGCGTACGCCCAGCGTGTCGATGTTTCAAGGATTGGTGAAAGTTGTTTGATAGATTGTCGGG